TGCCACAGAAACTAGCTTCTTCAGCTTTATCATAAATATCCACTTCTACAGTAAACCCATACTGGGCATAATCTTCCACTGTAGGAATACGGTTGAATTTTTTAACTAAAAAAGTGGTAATGATCATGTTTGCCAACCCATTTCCCAATGAGGTATTCATTTCACCACTCATCCTTGAAGCTTCAACCATCATAATAAAAAATTTGGTAATAATCTTATTAGTACCTTTAAAACATGCTATGTGAGTCATAAACTCTTCACATTCTAACAGAAATTGAGTTATATGTTTATAAACTTTAAATTCATACTCAAAAGTTTCTGCAGTAAAGTGACTTTCCATAGCTTTATAATCTATTTTAAAGTATTTATCACCATATTTGCCTAGAACATCATCGCCTTCTATAAATATCACAAGGCCCGATTCATTTGCGAATCTTTCCATGATGTATCCAGGTCTGTCTTTAGTAGGTACATGCTTAATAAAACATTTATGTTTAAATACTATGCCTTCTATGAGCTTAAATATAGGGCCCACTAGTGTTTTAAATTCATCAGTTCTAGCATTAATCCATCTTGGATGTTTATATAATGGATATGTTTCATCTTTTTCAAAGCCATTTACTAATTCATATATTCTATTGTACCTATCAGATATTGCACTAAAGGCTTCCATTAACTGCAGTTTACGCCATGCTTCATAATTCGAATTCTTAAGCCAGGTCTCTGGTGAAGTATCTGCATCAGATGGTATGCAGTTAAATTGTGGTATAATATCATCATCAATATATTGTAATATCTCAAGATAATCTATCAAATTTATCTTGGGAGGGTTCATTACATAACGCTTATATGCTCCAGCCAGGGCAGTTATTGGATCATCTAAATCAGGACGTGGAAAAGATTTCCCGCAATTAAATCCTATATTCGCAGCCATGATTTTTCTGCTTGAATCACTTGCTTTAATGAATACACGCCTAACATATGTGTCAGGCTTAGGTATTGGTAAGTCATCCAACCTTACCTCCCCCACCCGATAGCCGTAACAATTCAATGCTTTTCGAGTGGGGTTAAATGAAAAAGCTGATGCTCTTTCAAATGTATAAAATATGCATATGCAAAATCAGAAGTCTTAGAGACAATGTAATCTGCTGATTTA